TCGGGTGGTTGTACTGTTTTAGGTACAGTTAGAAAGAGAACGTCGAGCACCGACGACATTCTGTTGAGTGGTTCGCCCACCAACTTCTCGTTGTCTTCTAATGGAACGATTGTTACTGGCTTGTCGATGAATGAAGCAAGCGGCAATTACATTAAGAAGGTGATGGGCACTGATCCTCAAACCTCTCATACAGGCGAGAAACTTACTGATCTTTATGTCGATGCTGTTTTCGATTATGATGTTGGTAACATTAATGGTACAGTAAGTGCAGGTTCGGCTGCTGCTGGTGTTACATTAGATCACGCTTCTATTATCAATCGTGGCGATTCGTTTGATGACGTTACGGGTGGTTTTGCCGCCGCGCAGTCGCCATGGTTTGTTACACAAAACGCTGGTGGTGCTGTACAGAATCTGTTTAGATTTCATACTCGTTCTCATGGACAAATTGAAAATAACTCGATTAAATTTCAGATTTCCAATGTTGAAACTTCTGTTTCTTCATGGCCTCAGTTTACTCTTAGTATTCGTAACGCTGAAGATGATGACCGTCGTCCGGAAATTTTAGAATCTTATGCTAACTTAAGTCTTGACCCTAACGAACCTAACTATATCGCAAGAGCGATTGGTGATCGTAGAGTGTCTTATGACTTAACACAAGATCCTCCTGAGTTGCTGTTTGATGGTGACTATCCTAATAAGTCGAAACTTGTTAGAGTTGAAGTTAACACAAATGGTTATCCCGAAGATTCTAGACCCGCTGGTTTTAGAGGTGTTGGCTCTATTCTTGCACAGACAGGCACTCCTGCTAGTGGACCTACAAGTGGTGGTGGATCTAGTAGTAATAGCGCTCCTGGTGGTTTGACTGCTACAGTTGCTGCATTACCTACTGTAACTACTCAGGTACGTGATGGTCAGGTGGATAAGGCTAAGGTGATGGGTATTAACTTTACATCTAACGGTGTTAGCGATAGACTGAAGAAGACGGTGACTTCGGCTTCAGGTAGCACTACTGCTGATCCTGGCATGTTGTTTATCTCCACTACTGGTGAACTTTCAGGTTCGGGTAGTGTCACTAACTTCACATTGGTTAATATGGTTGGCTCTAACTCTGGTAACTTTGTTAATTCTTCTACTAGACGTACTCAAGGTTTAGAAGATAATGAAGCCTTGAAGTTTGTTGCTCCTGTGTTTGGTGGTTGGGATGGTTATGATCCTCGTAGCAATATGTTGACCATTCAAGATACTGGCACCGTTTCGGGTGACTTTGATGTAGCTAGAAAAACATTGGCTAATCCTGAAGAGGTTGAATTTAATCTGTTGGCCGTTCCTGGCATTACTTCGTCAGGGGCTGGTACACCGATTAATAACTTCCTCAATATGGTTGAGCAACGTGCTGACTCTTTCTTACTTATTGACTTGGCGACTTCTACTTCGACTGGTTCTGGTTTGGCCATGTCGGTTAGTAATGCTCAAGATCAAGCTGGTAAGTTTGATTCTAGTTATGGCGCAACTTATTGGCCATGGGTTAGAATTAATGATAGTGAAAACAATCGTCTGGTTTGGGTACCGCCTTCGGTGGAAATCATGGGTGCATATGCGTTCAATGATAGAGTGGGTCAGCCTTGGTTCGCACCCGCTGGCTTTAATCGTGGTGGTTTGGAGAGAGTATTAGAAGTTAGAAGAAGGTTGACACAGACACAGCGTGATAATCTTTATAACAATACTCCGGGCGTTAATCCTATCGCTACATTCCCAGGCCAAGGTATTGTAATCTTTGGTCAGAAGACGCTACAGAAGAAGCAATCTGTATTGGATAGAGTAAATGTTCGTAGAATGATGTTGACAGTTAGAAAGACAATCTCTAGAATGTCTTATAACTTCGTCTTTGAGGCTAACAACGCTCAAACAAGAAGTAATCTGTTGCAGATGGTTAATAATTATCTTGGTTCGGTACAAGCGGCCAATGGTATTAACGAGTTTAGAGCTTCTATTGAAGAAGGTGCTGATTTAGTGGATAGAAATGTTATCAAGGGTAAGATTTTCTTGAAGCCGACTACGGTTGCTGAAATTATTATCTTTGACTTTACGCTTACACCACAAGGTGCATCGTTTAGCGAATAATTAAATTATGTGAATGAGGGGCAGCAAATTTTCCCCTCATTCACATATTTATTAACGAACACATTTATTTTAAAATGTAATGGAGAAAACGAATGCCAGATGTTAGACCCGTAAATGAGATGTTAGCGGACACATTTGAGCCTAAGAGATCAAGCAGATGGTACTTCAAATTTAATGAAGACGTACTTCCTCAATTTGTAGCTCGCACAATGAGTCGCCCAAGCTTTACACAAGATTCTGTTCAGATTGACTATATCAATAGTAAAAGATTCTTGGCTGGTAAATTTACTTGGAACACTATGTCGATTACATTGTTAGATCCCATTGCTCCTTCTTCATCTCAGAAGGTGATGGAATGGGCACGTCTTGGCCATGAAACAATTTCTGGTCGTGACGGGTATGCAGCTTTCTATAAGAAAGATTTTCAATTGATGCTTATGGACCCTGTGGGTGTAGCTGTAGAAGAATGGGATATTAGAGGTGCTTTTATTACCGATGCTACTTTTGGCGATATGGATTACTCTTCCGCTGAACCAGTTGAAATTAGTTTAACAGTTCAACCAGATGAGTGTATTCTAAGATACTAAGTTTAAGTTACAAAGATATTTTATTAAAATATTTTGTATAGTTTTAATTAAAGGAAGGTTTATATGGCTAAGAATGCACAGGTTGATTTTGATAGTGATGAATCAACTGTTAATGATGAAAGCTCATTAGAACAGACATTAAAAAGAGAAGTGCCTACACCTAACATTGATAATGTAAATCAAGATCGCGATGGAGCTGCAGGGTTTGTAGTTCCTCGCGATTTTGTTATGCTCCCATCTAAGGGAGTAATTTATCCTATTGATTCACCCCTACATGGTTTAGAAGAAATAGAAGTGAGGCATCTTACTGCTCAAGATGAAGATGTTTTAACATCAAGGTCTTTGTTAAGAAGCGGCAAGGCTTTAGATGCTGTTCTAAACAATGTTATTCTCAATAAAACTGTTAAAGCCGATAAAATGATTTCGGGCGATAAGAATGCAATTCTTACTTTTTTGAGAATTACTGGATATGGTCCGGAGTATGTTGTTCAGATTGATTGCCCAAGTTGTGGTGCTGATGTTAAACATGAGTTTGATCTGTCTACTTTGAGTATGAGATTTTTGGATGTTTCGCCGATTGCAGATGGTGAAAATAGATTTGAATATACATTACCATCGGGAAATCAAATTCATTTTAAATTTCTTACTACCGAAGAAGAAAATGCAATTAGTGATCAATTAGAAAAAGCCAAAAAGATGACCAACTCTCCATTTGACTCTAACGTAACCACAAGACTTAAGCATCAACTTGTTTCGGTTAACGGTGATGACAATAATGCAACTATAAATCAATTTGTTGATGTGATGAGTGTTAGAGATTCAAGGGCGTTCAGAAAATATTTTGATGATATTGAGCCGGATGTAATGATGAAGCAAGATTTTAACTGTCCTCATTGTGGTCATAGAGGGGAGGTGGACATACCGATTACGGTCGGTTTCTTTTGGCCTGACTCCGAATCATAAAGATTATATTTTTGAAGAAATTTTTGCTTGTGTTTATCATGGTCATTTAAGCCTACAGGATGCGTATAATTTACCTGTCCATAGAAGAAGATGGTGGATAGAAAGAATTAAAGAAATACATAATCAACAGCAAGAAGATGCTGAGAAAACTAAAGAAGCGCAACAACAAGCTGTTAAAAGTTATCAACGACAACAGCAACGGCAAGCTTTAAAACAACAAAGAGCATAAAGAAATAATATCTCCACATTTAAAAACAAGATGTGGAGATATTTATTTATATAGTATTATGTTTAAAGGAGAGTCCGTATGGAAAACCTTAATGAAATAGAATCTAAAGGACTTCTTGCATCTTTAGTGGGTGTTGGAATGTTTTCTAAAATCTTTAATAAAAAAGATAAAACAAAAGAAGACAAACGCAACAAAAAAGAATTAGATAAAATTCGCAAGAAAGCATCTAAGTATGAAAAAAGATATTTAGCTGCTATGGAAAAGAAAATCGCTGGCGGTATGTCCGTTAGAGATTATATGAAGAAGCAAGGATACACAAAATAAAGAGTTGAATAATGGCCGATATTTCCGCTAACATTACTAAAAGTTTACAAGGACTTTCCAACATCCCCGTTGGTGACCTTGCTGCAGGCATACAGCAGTTTTCTGAGGCTGTAGCTGCTGGCTCACAAACTATTCAAGACAATAATGTTACTGGCCGACAGTACAATCAAATTCTTAAAGCTCAAGCTGAAGCTAATAAACAACATATAAAAAACGAAAAAACTAAATTTAAAGAGGCAAAGAGAAAATATAAAGAAGAAAACACTCTTTGGCAGCGAGCTACTAAACAAAATAAAGAACATTTAAAAGCCCAAAGTGCCATGATTAAAGGTATGAAGACCGCTAATCGTGAGCTTACTATGTATGGTAGGGCGCAATCTAAATTAATGGGTGGGTTGCAAAAGGCCGCGGGTAACTTGGGCGGAGGAATAACTAAACTCGCAGGTAAGGCGGGTGCATTAGGTGGAGTTATTATTGGGCTGAAAATGTTAGTTGATAGATTCTTGCAGATTGATGGAATTTTAGGAAGGATGAGCAAACAGTTTGGTACTTCAAGGAAAGATTTAAGAGTTGTAACTAATGAAGCCAAAGCATTTGCTCGTCAGATGATGTTAACAGGGACAAGTACAAGAGAAATCGCAGAGATGTCTGCTTCTATAATGGGAAACTTATCGCGTTCTACCGAAGAGACTCGTAGATTAGCTGGTGTTGCTACATTAGTTTCCAAGGCTTTTAATGTTTCACAAGATGATGCTGCAAAGTTTTTCGCTACCTTAGCTGAAACTACAACACTTACCGCAGATGAAACAAAAAAAATATTTGAAAATATGAAAAACACTGCAGCTGTTGGAGTTAATGTTGGTCGTGCGGTAAGGGATTTAGCTGCAAACAGTACATTAATAGCTATACAGGGCGAAAAACAAGTTAAGAATATGGCTCAAGTAGCTCTTTACGCGGCGGAAGCTGATACAGATATGCAGGGTATAACCAAGGGCATAAGAGCTTTTGCTGATTTAGAGCAGGCCGTTGAGCTGTCCCAGCGAATGGCCTTGCACTTTGGTGTTTCTGTAGATGCAACTGAAAATGCATTAAAACGGTCTTCATTAGTGTCTAATCCACGCTGAAAATAGGAGCGAAAGCGGCTTTTGCCTTTAGCAATACCGATTGCTCGCAGTACTCCCTTAGAATCTGTCAATGCGGGCATAA